GCAATTCCTGCGTTACCATTGGCTACTGTAGACTATAGTGACCCCTTCCAAGATTCCATAAGGTGAAGCAATGGACGATATAACCAATCCTGACGAATTTCAAGAACCAGACGAGCAGGACAGAGAGTTGACTGCTTTTGTGGTGGACCACTGTGATCGCTGGAGAGACTACCGCAACACAAATTACTTGTCGCTGTGGCTGGAGTACGAGCGCATCTTCCGTGGTGAGTGGTCAAGCGAGGACAAGACACGGGAGTCTGAGAGATCAAGGATCGTCACGCCTGCAACGCAGCAGGCGGTGGAGACTCGGCACGCCGAGGTGATGGAGGCGATCTTTGGCCAAGGCGAGTTCTTTGACATTCAAGACGACATCAACGATGTGAACGGCAGTCCTTTGGATGTGGCCAAACTCAAAGCGCAGTTGATGGAGGATTTTAAGCAGGACAAGATCAGAAAAGCCATTGACCAGATCGAATTGATGGCCGAAATCTACGGCACGGGAATTGGCGAGATTGTGGTCAAGACCGAGACAGTTTACACACCCTCGACCCAGCCGATACCTGGTCAAGTTGGGCAAGCGGCCATTGGCGTGACGGAAAAGCCTCGCATTTCGGTCAAGATCATGCCAGTCAACCCCAAGAATTTCTTGTTTGACCCCAATGGAACATCGGTAGATGACTGCATGGGCGTGGCGATTGAGAAGTATGTCTCGATTCACAAGATTGCACAGGGGATTCAGCGTGGAATTTATAGGAATGTGGACATCACGCCGACCTACGAGGACACAGACCTTGAGCCTACGCAGGAGATCAGTCAGTATCAAGACGAGAAGGTGCTGCTGCTGACTTACTACGGCCTAGTCCCACGGGAGTACCTGACAAAGCTCAAAGAAAACGAAGACATTGAGGATTTGTTCCCTGACAGTTCATCATCTGATGACTACAAGGACATGGTTGAGGCGATTGTGGTGATTGCCAATGACAATCAACTCTTAAAAGCTGAAGAGTCGCCGTACATGATGAAAGACCGGCCCGTGCTGGCGTATCAGGACGACACGGTTCCCAACCGGCTGCTGGGCCGTGGAACAGTGGAAAAAGCGTTCAATATGCAAAAAGCCATTGACGCACAGACCCGCAGCCACTTGGACTCGCTGGCGCTGACGACATCGCCAATGATTGCGATGGATGCAACGAGATTGCCACGGGGTGCAAAGTTTGAAGTCAAGCCTGGTAAGGCGATATTGACCAATGGATCGCCATCTGAGATTTTGATGCCGTTCAAATTTGGTAATACAGACGGCACGAACTTGCAGACTGCCAAGGAGTTCGAGCGTATGCTGCTCCAAGCCACGGGGACTTTGGACTCGCAGGGCATGGTGGGCAACGGCGCTAGAGACATGAGCCAAGGTGGGATGTCGATGGCGGTTGCCTCAATCATCAAGAAGTACAAACGCACGCTGGTGAACTTCCAAGAGGATTTCTTGATTCCGTTCATTGAAAAAGCTGCGTTTCGGTATATGCAGTTTGACCCAGAGCGCTATCCAAGTGTGGATATGAAGTTCATTCCCACGGCAACGCTTGGGATTATTGCTAGAGAGTACGAGCAGCAGCAGTTTATTGCTTTGCTTCAGACACTTGGTCCAAACACGCCTGTGCTGCCGCTGATATTAAAGGGAATTTTGACCAATTCCAGCTTGAGCAACAGGTTTGAACTTATTGCCCAGTTGGACAAGATGAGCCAGCCCGACCCGAATGCACAGCAAAAGCAGCAAATTGCCGAGCAATTGCAGATGCAGGCGGCGCAGGCCACGATTGCGCTAAACACGACTCAGGCCGAGCAAAACAGGGCCGAAGCGCAGAAAATAGCGATGGAAACGCAGCTATTGCCGCAAGAAACACAGGCAAAAATGATGTCGGCAACGACCAAAAATCTGCCAAATGAGCAAGATGCAAATGCCAAAGAATTTGACAAGAGGGTTAAAATTGCCGAACTGATGCTCAAAGAAGCTGACATCAAGAACAAATCGAAGATTGTCGAGTTGCAGATGGCAAACAAGCACGGCAACATGGAAAACGCATTTTTGGATAGGTTATCCAAGGAATTGACATAATGGACATTCTGGACTTGGAGCGAAAGCTGGGGATTGAGGGCATATCTGCTGATGAGCAGATGGCCCTTGTCGATGCTTTGCAGAAGTCTGCTGCCCAGAAACTTGCCAAGGCCAAGGTAGAAAGCATTGGAAAAAGCGCAGATTTGGTCATTCAAGGGCTAAAGAAGATCAAGTCTGACATTGAGTCTCGGTTTGACGACCTTAATGTGCAAGTTCAGCAAAAAGCCAATTCTGTCAGGGATGGGCGTGACGGCAAGGACGGTAAGGACGGCAAACCCGGCTCAAAAGGGGACCGTGGGTTTGACGGCGCATCAGGCGCAGCAGGCATCAATGGTCGGGATGGCAAAGACGGCTTGAACGGCATCAGTGTCTCAAATGCTCGGATTGATTTTGATGGTGGTTTGGTCATCACTTTGAGCAATGGCAACGAGATTGATTGCGGGGAGGTGGTTCCTCCCGATGTAGCCGAGAAAATCAAGGTCATCACCAATGGCGGCGGCACAAGCCAATATGTGCTGGACACTTTGGCGAGTCTTCAGACTCAAATCAGCGCCATCACTGGGGGTCTGCAATACCAGGGGACTTGGAACGCATCGACCAATTCACCAGCTCTTGCATCCAGTGTTGGCACAGTTAACTTCTATTATGTCGTCAGTGTCGCAGGCTCAACAAATCTAAACGGCATTACCGATTGGGTGGCGGGGGACTGGGCCATCTATAACGGGACTGTTTGGCAAAAGATCGACCAGACCAACTTGGTTGTGAGTGTTGCCGGTAGAACTGGTGCTATTGTTTTAACAACCGTGGATGTTGGTGGACTTGGGACTATGGCGACCCAAGCCGCATCGAGCGTAGCGATCACGGGTGGGTCAATTACGGGCATCACAGATTTGGCTTTAGCTGACGGCGGCACGGCAGCGTCAACGGCAGCAGACGCTAGAACAAACCTTGGCTTGGTAATTGGGACGGATGTTTTGGCCCCCACGGGGTCAGCAGCCAGTTTGACATCGTTTCCGACATTCAATCAAAACACAACTGGAAATGCAGCTACAGTCACGACAAATGCTAACCTAACGGGGGTTATAACTTCAGTTGGCAATGCAACCTCTATAGCCTCGCAAACTGGCACAGGAGTCAAATTTGTCGTGGACACTAGCCCCAGTTTGGTCACTCCAAACTTGGGGACACCGGCATCAGGAACTTTGACCAACTGCACATTCCCTACTTTAAACCAGAACACCACTGGCACGGCGGCATCAGTACCTAAGTTTTTAAGTGCAAATTTTACGATTGAAGAGTCTGCTGGTAAGTTGATATTTAAGTATGGTGCGACTACAATTGCATCAATGAGCAGCACCGGCCTTATCACATCTGCGGCCAACATCGCTGCAAACGGCACACCTTAAGGATTCATTATGGCAACGACAGTCACTCTCAAGCCCAATGCGATTGATTTATCTGGATCGACAAGCGGCACAACCACACTGCAAGCCTCTGCGGTAGCTGGCACAACTACTGTTACGCTTCCCGCTGCCACTGACACTTTGGTGGGCAAGGCAACAACAGATACGCTCACGAATAAGACTTTAACTTCACCAACGATGACTGCGCCGGTATTAGGTACACCCGCTTCCGGCACGGTGACTAACCTGACCGGCACAGCGAGTATCAACATCAACGGCACTGTCGGCGCTACGACTGCGACCACGGGTGCGTTTACTACGCTGAGTGCAACGGGTTATATTATTGCGGGAGGGGCTGGCATAGCGGGTAATACGCGGCTTGGCACAAAAGGCGTAGATGGAACGGTTAGTTATATAGTAGCAGAATTTTTATCTGGCACTTCTGGATACGGCGCTTTCCATCACTTTTCGGATTCTGCAACATATAACCTAGCTTTTGGCTCAGAGCCAGACGGAACATTTGGCTGGTACACAGGCAGATATACAGGCACTGCCGGAACTAAAATCGCCTCTCTCACCTCCACCGGTATAAACAGCACAGTAATCGGAGCCACAACCCCGGCAGCGGGTGCGTTTACTACGCTGAATGCGAGTGGGGAAATCACCTCTACAAAGACCGGGCAGTGGATAAGTAACGGGGGGGCTAGTACAGCTAACAAGTATCAGAATATTGGCAACACAGGCGGTAGTTATTTTCTCGGTGTTGAATCGTCTGGAGGCGGGACACTCCTCACAGGGTCATCTGCGTATGCAACGGTTCTAACAACGCAGGGAGCTACCAATCTACAACTTGGCGTCAACCTTAATAAGATTGTTGATGTCTCCTCCACCGGCCTAGCAGTAACCGGCCTCCTAGACCTCTCCGCAGCAACCTCAGGCCAGATCAAATTCCCCGCAACCCAGAACGCATCGGCTGATGCGAATACGCTGGACGATTATGAGGAGGGGACTTGGACTCCTACTTGGACTCCTGCCTCTGGTTCTGGTGCAACAGTCAATGTTGCTGATGGCTTTTACACAAAAGTCGGCAATACTGTAACTATTGTTTTTAGATTAGGAACAAACGGACATGGCACTTCTTCTGGAGCTATAACAATTGGTGGATTGCCATTTGCTCAATCTTCTTCATCGCAAAATCAAGCTATATTTACTTGCGGAGGAGCTTCAAATATGGCTATAACTGCTGGGCAAAATTTAATTGGATTAACTAATTTTAATGCTACAACTATATACCCTCAATTATGGAAACTTACAACAGGAACACAAACTATAACTGCTGCTGAATGGGGTGTTTCTGGTGTTATTTGGTTTAGCGGTAGCTACTTTGTTTAATTAACTAATATGGATTTATTAGTCGGACACTTAACTTAAAAGGAAAATCATGTCACTTACTAAAACTACAACTGTTGACCAAATCACAGTCACCGAAAACGGCATCATCCTCTATCGTGAGGCAACACGCATCATGGAAGATGGCAATCAAATAAGCCAAACCTACCATCGTTCAAGTCTTACGCCCGGCGCATCATTGGACAACGTACCACCACAGGTTGCACTGATTGCACAAGCCACATGGACACCAGAAAACATCGCACCAGTGACCCAAGCCGTGACCGATGCAATCGCAGTCCAGCAAGCCGCAATCACCGAAGCCGCAGCAAAGAAAGCCGAAGCCGAATCCGCAGCAGCAAAAGAAGTTGAAGATGCCAAGGTGCGTGAGACAGCAGCGAATGAAGCCAAGGCAGCAGCAGAGGCAGCAGAGCAAGCAAGCAAAGCCGCAGAAGCCAGCGCCAAAGCCGCAGCAGACGCAGCAGAGAAAGAAAATGCCCGTCTAGCCCAAGCCCTTGCAGTAGCCGAGGCAGCAGCAAAAGCAGCCGCAGACAAGCAAGCGTTTGATGACGCAGTTGCAGCAGCAGTAAGAGAAGCAGCATGACCCTCGATCTCGACATCAACGAAATCAACTTCATCCTGCAAACGCTTGGGCAGTTGCCCTCGTCCAGCGGCGTGTGGCCTCTTATCGTCAAAGTCAAAGAGCAGGCCGAAAATGAATCCAGAACTCCAGAAGTATTATGAGGAGAGGTTTTCCACCATGTCAGGCCAAGGCTGGCGTGACTTGATGGAAGA